CGTTATTAGTCATGTTCATGCGAACTGCATCTTCAACTTTGATCCAGCGTGAACCGTCAAAACGGAATAATCTGTTAGGCATGAAGTCTGTACGTAAGAAAAAGTCATCTTGTCCCGGGTTACTAGGAAACTGAATACCGTGTCCAAAATCATAACCGTTTTGAGGGAATCCGTCGCCTACTAGGTAACCTGTGTAGCCTGTTCTTACAGGACGGGCATTGCTTTCAAGAGCAGTAATACTAGAAACGCTTGCATCTAACGTTGAAGTATCAGCAGTATTAAGAACCGTCTTGCCAGTTTGATCAACAGCTAAAGTATAAAACTGCCTTGTTTCATAACCACTAGACGGAGCATCTGCTTCTGCCTGCTGAACTACAGCATCATTAATTTCTAACTCTTTAGAACGCATACTCAACAAATCTCTAAGTGTTGAGTCGCTTGGATTGCCGTACGCATCGGTTGCTGGTTTATCTAATATATCTGCAAACTGTTGAGCATCCATTAATTTCTTACAACGTAATCTATACAAATGTGGGTACCAAGTAGCACTAAATCCTTCGCTGGCACGGCCCACATCTTCAATAACATAATATCTTGGCAGGGCGATTTCTGCGCCGTCATCTAACGCAAACTGATCACGCAAGTGTGGTAACTCAAGTACATCTCCGCTTAACGGTTTGCGCCCTACGTATTTGATAAAATCATTAATATGCACAGTCATAAAAACTATGTCATTATCAATAAACAAACCAAATTGACTTAGGTTAAAGTCAATGTTTTGTACATTATAAATACCTCGAATTTTATAAATTTCTTCGCTGTATTTTCTATCTCTATTTTCTAAGAACAACAAATCCTGAATGTTAGTTTCTTTTACATCGCTGTAAACAGGCTGATCTGCTGTACCTTCGTCCTTTAGTTTAGGACCTAAATATTTGTGCAGATAGACATCTGTACCGCCAACCTGAAACATCTCAGAAATCTGGCGATCCATAAATTTATAGTCTTGTCCGCGTTCGGGCTTGTATAAGGATAATCGTGGCATAATGATATTTATCGCTAGATAAATATACTAGGAGAACTTAAAATGGCAGATATTTACCCACAAGATCCTGGGCTTTCCGACAGCACAATAGAGCGAAATAAGGTGTTTGATTACGTTCGTAATATGCTGGGTGACGGCATGGTAGAAGTAGAATTAGACCCTAAGCACTATGAAACTGCATTAGATCGTGCATTAACAAAGTTTCGTCAGCGTAGTAGTAATGCTGTTGAAGAAAGCTATATGTTTCTTGAACTAATGCAAGATGTTAATGAATATCGACTGCCAGACGAAGTTATTGAAGTACAAAGTATTTTTAGACGTGCAGTAGGATCACGTAGCGGTTTGGGTGCAGGCGGAACATTGTTCGAGCCGTTCAACTTGGCGTACACAAACAGCTACTTGTTAAGCGGAAGTATGATGGGCGGACTAGCAACATATGAATTATTTGCTGGTTATCAAAAATTAGTAGGTCGTATGTTTGGTGCATACATCGAATTTAAATGGCGCCAAACTAACCATATATTAACAATTTTGCAACGTCCTTTTGCAGCAGGAGAACAGGTGTTGTTACGCACACACAACTATCGTCCTGACTTTGTGTTACTACAAGATATCTATGCCAAACAATGGCTATACGATTATACTCTTGCAGTTTGCAAATTAATGTTAGGCGAAGCTCGTAGCAAATTTGCCAGTATTGCGGGTCCAGGAGGTAGCGGTATTCAACTAAACGGTACCGCACTGACAACCGCAGGTACAACAGAAATTGAAAAATTAGAAAAAGAAATTAATGACATGGTTCCTGGCGGAACTCCATTAACGTTTGTAATAGGATAAAATATGTCAATTAGAGTATCTGAATTACCTACGTTAACAGTTGTTGATGGAACAACATTATTAGCAGTTGTAGACACCAGTAGCGGGTCAACAAGTAAACAGACTACAATAGCAGCAGTGACTACTCACGTGCTGGCAGGCAACGCAGCCACAGCAACTAAACTTCAAACAGCAAGAACAATTAACGGCAATTCGTTTGATGGCACAGGCAATATTACTATAACTCCAAGTCAGATTGGATTAGGTAACGTAACTAACGAAAGTAAGTCTACAATGTTTACCAGTCCTACGTTTACAGGAACTGTAACTATTCCAAGCGGTGCTAGTATTTCAGGTTTTGCACCATTAGCAAGTCCTGCATTTACAGGAACAGTGACGGGCATAACCAAAGGCATGGTTGGGTTAAGTTTGGTTGAGAATACTGCACTTAGCACATGGGCTGGAAGCGCAAATATTACCACATTAGGTACTGTTACGTCAGGTAGTGCACCAGCAGGCGACGTTTATGCCTGGGCCAAACAACCAACTAAACCTACATATAGTGCATCAGAAGTTGGATTAGGTAACGTAACTAACGAAAGCAAGGCTACTATGTTTAGTAGTCCAATATTTACTGGTGTAGTAGGTGTTCCAACACCTGCGGCAGCAAGTAATACAACTGTTGCTGCCAGTACAGCTTATGTTACTGCGGCTATAACGACTGCGGTTAACGGATTAATTAACGGCGCTGGCGCAGCATTAGATACGCTCGACGAACTAGCAGCGGCTCTAGGCGACGATGCAAACTTTGCATCAACTGTGACATCTAATTTAGCATTAAAAGCACCTCTAGCTAGTCCAACGTTTACTGGAACAGTTACTATTCCTGCTGGCGCTAGTATAGACGGATATGCACTTTTAAACAGTCCGAGTTTTACAACACCAACACTTGGTGTTGCAACAGCAACTACCATTAACAAAGTAACTATAACTGCTCCAGCAACTTCAGCCACATTAACTATTGCTAACGGAAAAACATTTACAGTTAATAATTCAATTACACTGAGTGGTACCGATGGAACATCGACAACGTTACCTGCTACTGCTGGTACATTAGCACTAAACAATCAATCGTTCTATATTGGTACTACACAGGTAGCAATTAATAGAACCAGCGGAAATTTAGCATTGACTGGTATTACCAGTATTGATGGAAATGCTGCTACAGCTACAAGTGCAGGTAAAAGCACTAATCTAACAGGCGGTAATAGCACAACATTGTTGGGAACTATACACTATCAAAGTGATGTTGATGTAAGTTCAGTGTTATCTCCAAACACAAGTACTACCAGACAATTTTTACGCCAAGTCGGCGATGGCACAAACGGCGCCGCCCCTGCATGGGATACTGTTACAGCAACCGATGTAGGACTAGGTAATGTAACCAACGAAAGCAAAGCTACTATGTTTACCAGTCCAACATTTACTGGTACAGTAAGTGGTGTGACAGCTACCATGGTTGGATTAGGTAATGTAGATAATGAAAGCAAGGCTACTATGTTTAGTAGCCCAACATTCACAGGAACCGTAAGCGGAATCACTGCTACTATGGTTGGGTTAGGTAATGTGACTAACGAAAGTAAAGCTACTATGTTTAGTAGCCCAACATTTACGGGAACAGCTATATTTGCCGGACAAAATGAAACAATGGTCATAGGAACAACTGGCTCAACTATGAACTTTGATACTTCGGCAGCAAGTGTATTTTATTTCACGCCTACTCAAACCTTTACAGCTAATTTTACTAATATTCCTTCAACACCAAATACTAAGGCTGTTACCTGCACACTGGTATTAGATCAGGGTGCGTCAGCATTTATGATGTCGGCAGTACAAGTTGCGGGGGCTGCGCAAACCATACGGTGGATTGGCGGCAGTGCTCCTTCAGCTTCGGCTAGTAAAACTGATGTGGTCACAGTATCAATATTGTATAACGCAGGAACGATTGCAAGAGTGCTGGCCAGCGTAGCAACATACGGATAATCATAATAATCTGCAGCTACGAGTGGTAAGTTTACCATGAGCGACAGCGTCAAGAATAATAAATTTTTTTTCATCCAGGCCTCTTTTTTTTAAAGGTATGTTAAAGGTAAGTAACACTATGTGTTGCTTGATAAAGCATTAGCAGGATAACATTATTTGGGTTTTTGTGTAGGTAGTAATAATAAAACGCCTTGATGAAAAAAGGTCCGTTGTTCTTACTATGAGGGAT